GAAGAATTATTGCTGCTAAACAGCGACGCTAACTGGGAGTTTCCCGAGCCCCGCAGCGCGGCAGCGGCCTGGCTAACCGACAGGTTCCTGCCCTCGGGGGTGCTTTCTTCCACATCTTTAGCGACGGTTTCACGGATAGCCGCTTCAATGCCCGCGAGCGCGCCCAGTTGACGGTACATATAGTTCTGCGAGCCAGAACCGCCGAAGAACTCGCTAAATGTTTGTGCCAAAGGCACTTGCTTGGCCAGCGGGCCTGCAAGGCCTGTATTCCCGGCCACCGTTTGGAGCTGATCAATCATGGCTTGTAGCTGAGGGTCGATATCGGTTAGCTCATCACTGCCTAAACGGCCTGCGAGATCATCGAGACTGCCCTCCACTAAGCCCAGCGCCTGCTGGTAAATGCTGCCGCTGGCACCGTAGGCCTCGGCAGCTGATAGATACTGCTGAGCCATGCCCGTGATGCCGCTAATTGTCTCCTGTACCAACGTGTCGTCATCGCTGGTGTAGATCGTTGAGATAGCCGCCAGGAACGACGATTCAGCGTTTTGGTACGCCGTTTCGGGTGAGACGCCCGCGCCGCCGGTATTCTGCAAGCCTTCGACAAACTGCCGGATATTTTGCCCAGCGCTCATCATGGCGCGGGCTTCTTGCTCTAAATTACGGATGCGCTCTTGTTGTGCGCGATTTGCAGTAGCCTGCGCGTCTTTCTCGTACTCAAGGTTCCAGATACGTGTTTGGAGAGCACGGTTCGCGGGGTTTAGTTCTTCGAGTTCCCGGCGGCGTAGTTCTGCTGTATCGCCCTGGAGGGTGAGCAACTGACGCTCTAACTGTGCGCGTTCGCGCATTGCCTCAACGCCGCTCGCAGTTGCTAGCGTGACACTTTCGGTGCTGTTGGCAATCAACTGCAACGCCTGATCAAGCGATACGGCACCGCTCTCGATCTGCGTCATCCAGTAGTAGAGGTCTTCTGCGTTCGCATCGCGGCCTAGCGATGTACGGTATTGATCCTCAAGACTGCTAGTGATGTTGTCCCAGATTGCCTGGTTATCCATCGCCAGCCGCTCTGTACTGTTAGCGATGCTGCTGAGCGCCCCCTCGAGCGTCAGCGCGCCCGATGCGACTTGATCAAACCAGTAGTTGAGCCCCTCCGCCGCCGGTGCACGCCCCAGTACGTCTTGGTATTGCTGCGTGATTGCATCACGTACAGCCTGGTTGGTTTGTTTTAGTGCGGGCGCTAGGGCCATCAGGTCGTAAGCGAGCTTCTGCGAGGCTTCGCCGTTGAGCTGCGACGCTTCCACGATGGCCCGCAACTCTTCGACGGTGCGCGGGGCTTCATCGGTCAAACCGTTGAGCGCGCCACGTACGTCGTCAAACTGGTGTTGTAGCCGCTCTTGGTCGCTGAACGCGGCGTTGTAGTACGCATCTTGAATCGCGGCGATGCTGTCGAGACTGCCGAATGCCTGAACGAGTGAATCCGCATAGCGCAGCGCGCCGTCTGCGTTGGCGTCGTACTGCAGGTTGAGGCGGGCGCTAGCTGCGCTGATCACGTCGATGGTGCTGCTAGCAGTCGCAAAGCGCTGGGCGATTTGCTCAGCAGTAGCCCCAGCATCAATCAGTGATTGCGTTAGCTCGCTGTCGATCACGCTGGTAGCCGCTGCTGTGCGCCCCGCAAGCTGATCAATCGCGCCCTGGGCGTCTTCTGACGTAATGACCATGTTTTGTACAGCGGCGGTCATTGCGTCTAGCTGTTCCGGGGTGCGGGCGGCTGCCGCCGTCAGGTTGTCTAAAGCCGCTACACTGGCGAGCCATTCGCGCTCTTGCTCGACAGAACCGAAAAGGTCATTGCTGCGTTTGGTTCCCTCAGAGAAACCTACGGCACCAAAAGCACCGGTGCGCACGCTCTCATGGCTGAATTGGCCCGCATCGCCACGTGTACTGATATTCAAGCGCGGGTCGGATTTACCGCCGCCGAAGATGCTAGAAATACCCTCCACGATGCCGTCAGTGATACCCAGCCCTAGCAGGTTATCGACAAGCAGGCCCGCACCGATCCACGGCATCGCGCTGCCAACTGCGCTCATAAAGCCGCCGGAGGCGGTAGTTGCCGCACCGGTTAAAGCGTTACCGTACAGGCCACCCACAGCAGCGCCCGTTGACGCACCAGCGTATAAGCCCCCTGCTGCCGCGCTGCCCGTGAGCGCATTGGCGTATAGCCCGCCACTCGCTGCACTACCACCACCAAACAAGCCGCTCACGGTATCCCAGCCGTTTTTGAGCGAGCCTAGCGAGCTGAGGTTGAAGCCGCCACCCCCGCCGGGCATGCCGGTGGTGTCTAGCCCCATCATGCCCGCGACTTGGAAGGTCAGTTTTTGCGTGGTGAGCATGTGGGCGATTTCTGCCAGCGTTTGCTGGAAGCCCCGCTTCACAGTATCGAGCGCGCTTTCAGAACCATCGATCAAGCCTAGCCACAAGCCTTGGCCGGAATCATCAATACGGCGCAGCGTGTTATCCGCGACGGTTTCCCAGCTTAGGAAGCTGTTGGCGATGCGCTGGCTGGCATCCTCAGAGGCGTTAGCGGTGTTTTCTGTTTCCCGCTGGGCAGCCTGGAAGCTCTCTTGCAGCATGCCCATGGCCTGCATGTACTGCACGGCATTGATGCGGCCCGTGGCCAGGGCGAGGTTTAGCGTGCCCAGGTCCTGCGCGTACTGCCGCGCGGCGCGACGGTTGGGCTGGATGCGGTCGAGCAGGGATTCGTAGGCGTCGGCTAGGGTGGTGGTTTTGTCGGCTGACTTTTCGGTGCTGCTACTCAGGTCGTCGGTGCTTTTAGTGGTCTTAAACAACCACTCGTCGAGAGTCTTCAGCACTAACGCGCTTCGATTGTCGGCGGAAGTGGATCTCTCTCGCTCCTCGCGGTTTGCTTTAATTGCCGCCTGTAACTCGACCTGCCTTGCCCATAATCCGGCTAGCGCTTGCTCCTGCTCACCTATGGCTCCAGCCACACTATCTGCCATGCCTTGGTGTGAGTTTTCGTAGAACGATTGCCTAGCAGTTAATTCAGTGAGTTGAGCCATAGCCTCCTGGGCTTGAAGCGAAACTGCCTCTAGCGAATTAACGAGATTGTCATAGGAGGCGTCTAAGGCGGCAGCGGTGCCTCCTCGAATCGCATTGCTGTTTTCATTAAGCGCTGCGGTGGCGTTCTGCGCGGCGACGTCAACCAGCCCCAGTTCTTCACGGAACATGTACATCAGGCCGCCAGCGCCTACTAGGAGGCCAAGGGGGCCGCCTACTAGCGATAGGGCGGTATTCAACCCGCGCGTGGCTGTGCCCATAGCGCGAGCCGCTACAGTGCTTCTGCCGAGTGAAGCGGTGTAGGTGTTGTTTGCCGCCGTCAGGGCAGCGGTATTTGCCGCAAGCTGCTTGCGCAAAGATGCCCGCTGTACGGCAGATCGCGAGCTAGCTAGCTGGGCTGAAAGCGACCCTTGCACGGATTTAAGAAAGGCGATCTCTGCCGCTGTAGCGGTAGCCGTGGCTCTGGCGTCAGCTATGCTGGCCTTGGTTTTATTGGCGAGAGATAGCGTGCCCGCCGCCATGCCAGCAACAAATCGACCTGTGTAAATGCCAGCGGCGATGATGGCGGCATCGCTTAGTAGATCAACACCTCTTGCTAGGTTTTCGACGTTATTTGTTAGGAAATCGACCGCTTCAGCCGAACCATCGAGCGCGGCGTTAAATAGGTCAGTGGCCCCCGCGTCTCCAATTGCAAGATATAACTTGTAAATCTTATCTTCTAAGTTGGTTGCTTCACCGCCGAGAGTTTCCATTTGTTCGGCCATTGCGCCGCCGAACTCATTATTGCCAATGCGCTCTAGGTAGTCGTTAATAGCTGACGCCGTATTACGAACAGTTGTTTCTACACCTTGAAAAGTAAACGTTATCTGTTCGCCTTCTTTGCTGGCAGTAATACCAAAAGCCTTTAAGCGCTCAAACTCTCCAGTCGTGGCATCTGCAACCGCCTCCACCATACTCATTAGGTCTTCACCCATTGCAGACGCAGTGTTGCCGAATGAGCGTAGCGACTCGGTGGTCGGATCTAAGCCCAAGGCTTTCATCCTTATAAAGCCCTTAACAGATTGATCAAGGGTGAAAGGCGTCTCGCTTGCGAAAACTAAAAGCTCATCCCATGCGCTAGATGCTGCCTCAACGGAGCCGGTTACCGTTTTTAGTGATGCTCGTAACTTTTCTGAGCTCGCCACTGCATCAAATACGTCGCGACTGAATGAGCTGATGCCCATGGCTGCAAACACGCCACCTGCCGCCATAGCG